ATAATTGCAAGCGGTGTTTCAGTTGATAAGATGCTAACCAAAAGTGTTAACACAGACGAATTAAAAAATGCTACCATAACACCTAATGGCCAATTCTTTCGCACAGATGTTCAAGGTTTCTTACCAAAAATGATGGAAGAAATGTATGAAGATCGCAAGAAGTTTAAGAAGCTGATGCTCAAGGCTCAACAAGATTATGAAAATGAGAAGAATGTAGACAATAAGTATGAAATTGAAAAGCGTGTAGCAAGATACAATAACTTGCAGCTTGCGAAGAAAGTTTCTCTTAACTCCGCTTACGGTGCTCTTGGTTCACAATACTTCCGTTTTTATGATTTACGATTAGCTCTTGCTGTAACAACATCGGGCCAATTGGCTATTCGTTGGATTGAAGCAAAGATTAACCAATACATGAATAAGGTCGTTGATTCTGAAGGTGTTGATTATGTGATTGCTTCTGACACAGATTCAATCTATCTCCGTATGAGTGAATTGATTGATAAGTTTGTTAAAGATACTTCTGATAAACAAAAAGTAATTTCTATCATGGACAAAATCTGTGAAGAAAAGATTCAACCATTTATTGATAAATCTTATGATGAGTTGGCTGATTATCTCCATGCCTATGCTCAGAAAATGCAGATGAAGCGTGAAGGTCTATCTGACAAGGGCATCTGGACTGCCAAGAAACGCTACATTCTCAATGTATATAATAACGAAGGTGTTCAGTATAATGAACCACACCTGAAAGTTATGGGTCTTGAAATGGTTAAGTCATCAACACCATCGGTTATCCGTGACAAGATGAAAGAAACAATCAATATTGTGGTTAATGGAAATGAAGAAGATATCCATAAATTCATTGCTGACTTTAAAAAACAATTCAAAGAATTACCACCAGAAGAAGTTTCTTTTCCTCGTGGCTGTAATGGATTAAAAGAATATTCTGATAGTGTTTTAATGTATAAGAAAGGCACACCAATTCATGTTCGTGGTGCCATATTATATAACCATCATTTGAAAAAATTAAACTTAGATAAACAGTACCCATACATTCAAGAGGGCGAAAAGCTAAAGTTTACATATCTTAAACAACCAAATATTTTTAAAGATAATGTGATTTCATATCCCGTTCGTTTACCAAAAGAATTTGGTTTACATGAATATATTGATTATGATCTTCAGTTTGAAAAGGCTTTCATTGACCCAATCAAAGTGATTTTAGATTGTGTTGGTTGGACTACTGATAAGAAAACATCATTAGAGGATTTTTTCAGTTGAAAGATATTAAAATCATTAAAACCGGCATCAATGTCTCCAAGATGTTGAAACAGCTGCAACAATATCCAGAAGATTGGGGAAACCAAAATAAAATGGATGATGTTGAATCATTGTTGAATCATGGATATCAAGATATAGATGTTGATGTTTTGCAGCTAATTGTTGGAGGTGTGACAAATGTGAATGAGTTTGTTGGTGATACAGAGATTTGTATTCCAACACCAGCATTCCACAAACATACATCCATGATCCATTTTCTAAAAAGAAACTTTAAAGATTTTAGAAGATGTGGTTATTTGTCTTTGCCAGTTGGCCAATATGTCGGAGATCATATTGATGTTGGTAAGTATTATTCAACTAAAGATAGGTTTCACCTATCAATACAGGGAAGATATGAATACCATTGTGGAGACGATGTAACAATTGTAGAACCTGGAACATTATTATGGTTCAACAATAAGAAGATGCACGGCGCAGTTAATGTCGGCGATTGTACAAGAATTACCTTTGTATTTGATGTTCCACACAAAAACAACAGGCCTTATTATTAATAACTGTTATACATAATAGTAGAGGGGTAGTCCCCCTCTTTAAAACAATCAACACTAAAGGAAAACAAATGAGTTTATTAGACAAAATGAAAAAGTCCGGTTCAATCAAATCGGCCGAAGTATTAAGCGATTCAACTTTCTTCAATAAGAAAGACCCAATCTCAACAGATGTGCCAATTATCAATATTGCCATGTCAGCTGATCCAGAAGGCGGTCTTATTTCCGGTTTAACATTTCTTGCCGGTCCCTCACGACATTTCAAATCATTACTAGGTCTGGTTCTTGTTAAGGCCTACATGGACAAATACAAAGATGCTGTTTGTCTATTCTATGATTCTGAATTTGGTATCACACCAGAGTATATTCAAACAAATGGTATTGACACTAGCCGTGTTATTCATTTACCAATTGAACACCTTGAGCAATTAAAGTTTGATATTTCACAACGCCTTGATGTTATTGAGCGTGGTGATAAAGTGGTTATTTTTATTGATTCTGTTGGTAACCTGGCATCCAAAAAAGAAGTTGAAGATGCACTAGATGGTAAATCTGTTGCAGATATGACCAGAGCTCGTGTGATGAAATCATTGTGGCGTATTGTTACACCACACTTGACTACAAAAGACCTGCCATTAATTGCGGTCAATCACACCTATCAAACAATGGAGATGTTCTCTAAGGCTGTTATGTCTGGTGGTACTGGAGGTATGTACTCTGCTAACCAAGTTTTCATTATTGGTAAAGCACAAGAGAAGGCAACATCAGGTGATAAAGAATTGCTTGGTTACAATTTCACAATCAATATTGAGAAATCTCGTTTCGTAAAGGAGAAATCAAAGTTCCCATTCTTGGTGACATTTGATGGTGGTATTCAAAAGTATTCTGGTCTATTAGAATTGGCTACCGAAGCAAATATGATTTCAGTTGGTAAGTATAGTCGTTCAACTGGCTACGCTGTTATTGACCAGGAAACTGGTGAAGTCGGTGCCATGATGCCATTTGACAAAACACAAACTTCTGAATTTTGGAATCCAATTCTAAAGAGTGAAAAATTCAAAGAACACATCAAGCAAAAATACGGTATAGCTTACGGAAGTTTGCTACAAGATGAAGAAGAATCAGAACCACAATTATTACAAGAGGTAGATGAGTGATGTTTAATTTTGGCCGCAAAAAAAAGAAAGTGCCGAAGGAGGGTGAGGACTATAAATTTATAGACTTCACCGATTCCGAATTAACCGGTATAATGATTTTAGGGGGTAATTATGCCGGTGTAGTTTACCATTATGGTAAAGTCCGAGTTAAAGAGCAAGGCGAATTTGCCACATTAGAATTTGGATATACTCTAGTTAATTCTGGCAAACACGACATAGACCTATTGCAAAAAGATGAAGAATTTAGTACAATAATGGGAGATATCCTTTCCGAAATTTTATTAAAGAGTGATAATGAACCGATTAGAAACCACAATCCTGAAGAATTTGATTTATAATGAAGAATATGCTCGTAAAGTTGTGCCTTTCATTAGACAAGATTATTTTTCTGATTTAACAGAAAGGAATGTTTTCAGAGAAATATCTGATTTTACAAACAAATATAAAAGCTTACCAACACACGAAGCTCTGGTAATTAATTTTACCGAAAGTAAATCTCTTACTGAACCAGAAGTTCGTAATGCAATTGCTCTGTTGAATGAAATACATGAAGATAAAGATCCAAGTGAACAACAATGGCTAACAGAGCAAACAGAAAAGTTTTGTCAAGATAAAGCAATCTATAACGCCATCATGGAATCTGTTTCAATCCTTGATGACAAAACACACAAGAAATCTAAAGGTGAAATTCCAAAACTATTGAGTGATGCACTTGGTGTATCATTTGATAATTCTGTTGGTCACGATTACATGAATGATTCCGACTCACGGTACGACTTCTATCATCGTGTTGAATCTCGTATTAGATTTGACCTTGACCTATTCAATAAGATTACAAAGGGTGGTTTCCCAATACATAACTTGACCCATAGTTTTTTCTCCAACAAATTTTGGAGCAAACAAATGCATTCTTTTATGTAGAGATTTGTATTTCATAGATAGTGAAGGTAACCACCCAATATGTATTTTGGGCCGCTGATAGGTTTTTTGCCTGTATGCGGATGTGTCCATAGTGGTGGAAAAGCAAGCATTCTACCTGCAACTGGTTCAACAGCAATACTAACTGGAGTATTACGGCTTCTTTGGAATGTTGTTTCTCCGCCTTCGTTAACGGTATTTAAGTACCAAAAAAACACTAAAAATCGGCGAGCAGAAGCATGATCACCAACATCCACATGAAATGCAAACTCATCTTTTCCATTAGGTTCATACTTCTTCATGCGAAACTGTTCATAGCCTAATTCTTTTGGCCAGACCTTATCGTCAATAGAAAACATTTCTTTATATGAAATCAAATTTTCCTGCATCTTATCTAACAAAAGATTCTGTACATCACTCCAAACATCAGAGTGTTTTGTTATATTAATTTCAGTAAAGTGCCTATGACCAGCTAAGAATGTATCTTCTTGTTGTTCTTTATGTGATTCAAATCTTTCAATAATATCATCACATTGGTCTTTAGTTAGAATATTATCCCAATAACTAACATAGTCCATCATGTTTTAACTCCTTCAAATTTGGAATTGAATCTTCGCTCTCTATTACCAAATGTGTTCAATGGCTTATCATCATCAGGTACACCAGTATCTACAATACCTGCCTGAGCAGATGGTTCTGCATCATATAGTCGCATCTTGGATCTATCAACACCAACAACAAATCGTTTATACAGGTTTGGATCACCATAACGATTCTTCAACTGTTTAATCATAATCTGATTCAATTGCTCAAGTTCTTCTGTACTAATCAAAGCAAACATAAAGTCAGCCGTTGCTGGCAAACCAAACGATTCTGAAGTATCTTCTAGACCAACATCAGTATTACTGAAACCACTTCTTGTTGTTTGTGTTGCACTAACAACCGGAATACCAAATTCAACAGCAAGACCACGCAGCTCTTCAGCAATAGATTTGATATAAGAATAAGAATTTACTGTGGCGCCCATCTTAATTCTACTTGAGCAACATATATTGAGATAATCAATAAAAACAATATCTGGTGTAAAATTCTTCTTTAGTTTTAATTCATCTAACAAGGCACGAAAATGACCAGCATGAGCAGATGCTGTTGGATATTCTTTGATGATTAATCTGCCTTGAGTTTTGTCTTTTAACACATCAAACTTACGCAGATATTCTTCCCGAGTTAATGTTTGTAATTCATTCAAGTCAACATTCAATAGATTAGCATCAATTCGTTCAGCAATCTTTTCTTCTGCCATTTCCATTGTGATATACAAAACATTATGCCCTTGACTGATAGAAGCCGCAGCACAATGACACATGAACAAGGATTTACCAACACCAGTGCCAGCCAATGCAATGTTCAAAGTCTTGATTGGGAAACCACCCTTTGTAATCTTATTGAACAGGTCAAGGTCAAATCTAATACGAGACTCAACACGATGATAGAAGTCGTACCGTGAGTCGGAATCATTCATGTAATCGTGACCAACAGAATTATCAAATGATACACCAAGTGCATCACTCAATAGTTTTGGAATTTCACCTTTAGATTTCTTGTGTGTTTTGTCATCAAGGATTGAAACAGATTCCATGATGGCATTATAGATGGCTTTATCTTGACAAAACTTTTCTGTTTGCTCAGTCAGCCATAAAATTTCAGATGTTTCATTTTTATTATTATGAATCTCATTTAAAATATCTATGGCAGATTTCACTTCTTGCTCTGATAGCCTTTTACTTTCCGTAAAATTAATTACCAAGGCCTCGTGCGTTGGCAGAGTTTTATATTTTGATGTGAAGTCGTAAATTTCTTTGAATACATTTCTCTCATTGTGATCAGAAAAATATTCAGATTTAATAAACGGTACTACTTTTCTAGCATAATCTTCATGATTAATCAAATTCTTCAG